ATAGAACCCTCAGCTGGCCCTTGGTTGTAATCGGTCTGAACACCATTAACCTTCATACCTGTGTGAGTCAATACAGTACCCAGAGGGTCAGGGTAGTTGTAGTCTGTAGAGACACCGTTTATCTTGTGTGTCCCTGTTTGAATAGTTCCACTCATAAGAGCCTACTCCTCAGTTGGTTTGGTCTTCGCTTTAGATTGTTTAGCCTTAGGTTGTTTAGCTTTGGGTGTCTCTAATGATTTTAGGTGAGCTTTATGACTGGCTCCACCTATAGCTACTACTTTAGTGTCTGAAATTCTTACATACATAATCTATATTTCCATTGTTAAATTGTAAAAAACGAAAAAAGGGGGAGGAACCTCCAATTTAGCCTTGGAAGCTCCTCCCTCTTTTAATTTAAATCTTAGTTAGCGGTAGTGTCTAGCACTAGCTCAATAAGCATCTCAGGTCGAATGAAACCATGACCAGCGAAGTAATCCGCAGTCACTAGTTGACCTTTATAACGGGCCTGATATGGATCAGCCTCGATAGTGATGTCAGAAGCCTTAACTGTAGCTACTGATCTTTCACACATAATGACACCTACAGACTTACTGAAGTCTCCCTTGTGGAAGAAGTCTACACCAGCTTGCGCATCTGCAAGGCCTGACGTATCTGTAATGGATAGGTTGTTAGTACCCTTGATGTGGATACCATAGACAGGTGGTAACATACCCGCTTCTAGAGAACCACTTGCGTAATCCTTATTGAAGAGTGAGAAACCGTTGGTGTCAACAGCGTCTAGGATATTGAAGTAGATTTCCCAAGATACATAACAGATCTTCTTACAGCCTGCAGGTACATCCTTTTGCTTAAAGATAGTCGCAGCTGTTTTAAGTGCAGCTTTGTAGGCTGTAGCTAGTTCAACGTTATCCTGAGCATTCGCTGGGACAGAAGTATTAAGCTTGAACTTATCGTTCTCAATCTGTGTACCGTTAGCTCCATTACCTGTAACGATGGTGGCTGAACGAGCACCTAGCATAGCTTCATTCAGAACGTGTCGGTCCATGGTAATACCTAGGACTTCACCCATCTGACGAGCGTACTCTTGGCGATCATCAAAGTGTTGCATCCACTTGTCGATCTTAGGTGTGAATCGGTCAACTACTAGCAAGTCATCTAATGAGATAACCTTCTCTGCATTGTTGCTTGACTGACCCGAAAGCTCTGTGCCTGGGATATGGTAAGCAGGTGCTAGAGTACCTGTGTATGGGAATTGATATGATTTACCTTGACGTAGTGTCTTCTCCATAGTCATACCGACTGTGGCACGCACCTCTGGTAATTTATTTAGAACTTCACCAGCAAACTTCTTGAGCCACATAGCTCTATTGTCACCAGCACTATTGATTTGACCTGCGCGGTCTACATTATAATCAGCCATTTGCTAATTACTCCTTTAATTTAATTAATTTAGATTATTTAAACATGAATTTGGTAAATACGAAACCTTTACTAGTATATATTGGATGATCAAGTCCAGGGTATACTTTCAATGTTTCTCTGAGATTGGTGCTAATATCCATGTTATCCAACACATCTCCTGCCTCAGCAGTGTGATAGTATATCGGGCATATTTATATGCTATTTAATCTCTTTACTACTCTTGGTTTAAACTCTTAGTTAAACTAAAGGTTAAGGTCTTCCCTCTATAGGGGTGTTTGGAAGGTGAATGTAGGTGGTAACCCTCCCTCGAAAGGAAGGGCTATTCGTTACTACATCTGGCCTGTAGCTTTCATGTACCTAACCAGCTTAGCATCAAACTGTTTGTCATATGCACCCTCTTTACCATATTCAGGGTGTTTCTGAGCATCCATCCACTCTTGTTCACTATGGAACGCATCACTTAGATTCTTAGATGAAGTGTTAGCCCCATCTAGTGTGCCTGTAGCGGCCTCTTGGCCTACATCAGCTACATACATAGTCTTAAGCATATTGATACCCATAGCTGAGAACTCAGGGTTGTCTAGCTGTGTATTCAGAGCGTCAATCTGGGAGTCTGTCATCTTGGTATTAGCCCAGTCAATCATCTTATTATACTCATCCTGACCTCCAGCTGCCTTATAGATACCTTCGTCATGGGTATTAACACCCTCAGCTTGGGTAGCCATCTCAGCCTTACGATACGCCTCATACTTCCGTAGGTCATCTAGAGGGATGTTTAGGTCCGTACTAGCTTTATCCCACTGGTCATCTGTAAGGCTACCTTCTTTAGCCCACATCTCAGAGTAATCCTTAACAGCTTCAGCTTTATTTCTGTCACCACCCTCAGCTTCACCTTCAGCCTCACCAGCTTCTTTAGGTACTACGGGGTCACCAGACTGCTTCTGTTCAAGATCCTGATAGGCCTTCAGAAGGGCCTCCTGAGGGTTTGCAGCATTAGCGAACTTCTCTGGCATCTCTATATGAGGTTCATTAGGTGCTCCTGCATCTTCTGCAGAACCTGTGACACTAATACGACCTACACCATCTTCATTGGTAACATTAGCCTCAACACCTGTCCCACCTTCATTAGGTAGAACGGTTGCGTCTGCATTCTCAGAGGTGATTACTAATGTTTCATTTTGTGCTTCTGACATATACTATACTTCCTTCTTATTATTATTATTACTGTGGTGGTTGTTGTTGCATAGCACCTGAGACAGCCTGCATAGCGTTAGCTGTAGCTTCTGGTTGCTCAATGGCACCTTTAGCCATTACTGGTGCTGCACCTTTAACCGCGTCACCCATCATACCTGTAGCTACTTCCTGCTGTTGAGCCTGCTGAGCTGCTTGAGCTTCAGCTGCTTTCTGATCCTCAGTCTTAAGTACATCTTCACCATCTAACCCGACAGCGTTGAATACAAACTGAGTAACTTTATTCATGTCGAGATCTGGCATAATCTGTGCTGCTGGAGCTATTTGCCCCATAGCCGCTACAGCTCTCATGAATTTGTCTAGATCTGTACCTCGGCCTAACCCTTCGAGACCTACGATTACCTTCGGTTCGATGTCCTTCTTATCCACATTAGGTAGAGCCTTCGACTTCTTCAGTCTGTCAATCTCTCTTAATAGGATAGGTTGTTGGAATGTCACCGCTAGTAGACTATAGGCTCCACCGAGGGCTGTCTCTAGTTCACTGGCTTGGAGACGAATCTCTTCAGCTGTGACTCGTTCAGCATCCCGTGTCTGGGTGAGTAGGAACGCTCTAGACAGACTCTCTGTTAGTCTCTCTACGGTAGTCTGAGCTACCTGCATGTCGTTGTATTTACCTATCTCAGGGAATACCAGATCTTCTGGATCACCTATGACAAACCCACCGTTTCTAACTTTCACTAGATCCTGAGGCTGCATCATACTGTTAGGTCTGAGGATACCAAAGGTCTTACTGGTGATAGCTGAGTGCTCTAGAATAGCCTTAGAGAGCCCTTCTAGGGACCTTCTAGGGACCTGAAGTCACCTTCATACTCTTCTACATAGGATCGACCGTAGTCTTCGCCTGAGAGGGCATTCCAGCGTAATGGTAGCCACGCACTTGACTCTTTAGGGTATGAGGCTTCTGTACCTTCCAACATAATACCATGAATGTACTTAGCTTCTTTGTACTTATTGCCTTCCAGATAGACTCTGGTATACATCTCAAACTTGTTAGATTTGGCTGTAGACCCTGCGTCTTGACCCTCAGCCCCCTCTAGGTACTTATCAGCTGTCTGGAGCTGCTCTACCCATATAGGTTCTAACTCCTCTTTTGATATGTGCTCCTTAAGTATGATCTCTAGGTCTTCACCTCTCACAGAACGTTTACATACGTACTGATCCAATCGGTAAACTACTGGTTCACCTTCTTTAGGTATATACATAAGTTGATTACCCACAACAACTAATGATCTGAGAGACTCAAATATCTTAGTTCTGAAGGCATTTACTTCCATATCACTCTGTATGATATGTTCCATCTCTAGTAACTTAGATTCCACATCAGCTTTGATATTATCTTCACCAGCCTCTTGCATCTTTTGTAAGAAAGCTTCAGGTACCTCCAACTTAAAGAAGGGGCTTGAGATAGGGAATAGTGTTAGTAGGAGTTTATTTGATAAATTATTTACTGCTCTTGCACCTACCGACTGATAGGGTGTAGGCAGCTCTTCTGTCTCTTGGGCTGAGTTATGAGGAAAGATACTAGGTATAGTTAGACCTGCTAACCTCCTAGCTCTCTCTAAAACCTCATACCGAGCTGTATGTAATTCCATATAGCGTCCAGCTACATTTACAGCATCAATATGGGTCTCTTCAGCCACACCATTAGAAACAGACAGGTTCTTTCCGTCTTCACTTGGCATAGTTTATAATTCCTTTGTAGTGTTTAGCGTCCTACGCCTGAGGCTGGAGCGCCTGTAGATGTAGATGAGGTCTGCCTAAGTTGGCTTCTACCTATTTTCTTACGCTTAGATACGCCTTCGGACTGATTACCTACAGCTACTTCTGGTGCTGACTCGATAATCGGTGGTGGCTGAGCTGGTGGTTGTTTGGGTGGGTCTTTTGGTGCTGATCCGCCTCCGCACATAGTGGTCTATCCTTGGTTTCGTTGTTCTTGGATGACCTTGGTTTCGTTGTTCTTGGATGATCATGGCTTCTTCAATAGAGCGTATCACATCCTGTTGTCCCTGTTTCCTAGCCAATTCAAGCTCACCTGTGAGTTTCTTTGGTAGTTCATTAGGGTAGACTTTCTTAAGTTGTTGTAGTACATCATATGTATTACTGTAATCACTTTCCATGACAATTTACTCCAAATGCTGTCCACATTAAATCTTTAAGGTG